GGTCAAATACAGGCGATGGGTTCTCGGGGGTACGCATACGACGATATCTTTGCTGAACAATCTTTGCATAGGGAACAACTCCGTCCATCGCTATAAGAAGATGCTTTGGACGACATATATGTTCAACAATATGAGAAAATGCTTCAATAACAGACTGGACAGGATTATCTTCCTTTAGGTAACGATGAATGAGACAGTTAAAGTCCACACCGAGGACATCTACATCCAGTCTCTGCTTAACTGGACGCGTAATACCTCTGTGGGATTTGAGAAGTGAAGCAAAGTAGAACGGGATTCCCATGCTATATGTTTTATGTGCCTTTGATGAAAACTCTTAGTAAAATAAATGACCTGGTTATGGGTTCTTCTACTGCTGATTCCTGTTGTTCTATATGTTTCGATGAACTACTCGCAGATTAAGGTAGCAAAAAAAGGATGTTCTTCTTGCCCGTATAAGAAAGCTTCTCTTGAACAAGAATAAATATGAATAGTTGTGGAGGTCGTATGATTGAGCGTTCTGCTTATACTCGTAAGGCGCATCGTCGTCATGCATTTAAGCGTTCAGATGGTTCTACTGTGCATGCGACGACAGTAAAGGGTTCACGTGTTCCATCTGGAAAGGTGGTTGACCGTGGTGCACCAGGTAAATGGGCAGATAAGAATGGTCCAGGTATTGGTCAGTTAAAGCCAGGTGCTCTATCTCGTTTTGGTTACTCAAGCACATCCAATCCTGAATCTCGCCATAAGTCTCTACGCAAGGCTGTCCGTAAGTATGGTCCTCTATCAACCTTCCGTAAGCTCCAGGCGATTTCTACATACACTAAGCGCACTTCGAAGGGAAAGAGCAAGACATACAAGGCCGACAGAAACTGGGTAAAGAAAACATTTATGAAGCAGTAAATAAATGGAGCTTGGAAGTAGCGTTATATCAGTTATACTCTTTGTCGTTTTTGTTCCTGGGGTTGTCTTCCGTCTGCCTACAGGAGGTAGCCGTATTACAGTTTTAATTACACATGCGCTACTGTTCGCAATAACTGCGAGCGTTGTTATGTCTATCTACTGGTCCTATCGCGAGAAGTTTGGTAACTTCGGACCCACATGCCCTAATGGATTCCGCCCAACAGAAGACGGTGGATGTGTTCCAGTTGGACATGCGACGTATGACCCTCTGAAACTTGATGAAAATTCCGAGTAAGAATGTAAATGTGGGTAAATATTATTTTAAAGGCAATTCTGTTTATTGTGTTGGTTCCAGGAACATATATTCGTATTCCTCCAGGTGGACCTTTAATACAGCAGGCAGCTGTTCATGGTCTGATATTTACGATTCTGAACTACTATGTCTATCTGTATGTTCGTCCTCTCCTCGAATCATTTGACAACCCAGATACTCGTGTAGATCAACCTTGTCCTCCTGGTTCTATAAAGTGCGCTTCTGGAGAGTGTAGGCTTAAGGGCGATGTTCACAGTCCTTGTACCTAAATACATTTTAACTCAAATAAACAACCTTAGAGAATAAATAATGGAGTTTATAGATGTGATAATATGGATTTCTATATTACTTCTTACAATCTGGACATTCTATCGTATGCGTGAACATTTTAGCCTTTCTTTGCCAAATGCTCTCGGTGGCCGTGAAATAATTGGGTTCAGTATGAAAGATTTCAGACTTGGTGGCTACGAAATTGCTTCATTAACACCTTTCACATGTCCAGTTGATAGACCTGATCTAGATGCTGGATTATGTTATGTAAAATGTCGCGATGGTTATCGTGGAGTAGGTCCAGTCTGTTGGGCAATTACTCAAAGTAGAGGTGTAGGAACACCAGTTGGATTAGAACCTTGTCCGAGTGGTTGGAATAACGACGGATTAACATGCCGAGAACCTTTACGATGGGATGGTTGTTGTTCAAGGGGATTGTTTAACGAATGTTGGGGATGTGCACGAGGAGGAGCAGTTCGCGGACGTTTGAATGGTGGCGGTGTGTGTCCTAATACAGACCCGGGTGGTCCTCGTGAGAATACAGAAAAAGTTGATGGTCTATGTTATAAGAAATGTCCCGAAGATAAACCTCGTCATGTTCCAGGAATGCCCTATCTCTGTTATAAAGGTGGCGATTTATCGTATGGTCGTGGAGTAGGAAGAGTTCCACCCTTATTTCGCGCACTTAAGAAATACACATTTATACAGCTGTAAAATTATATACATCTAATAGTATATAAAATGTACGCTAAGCTAATTGTTCTTGCAGTACTCTTCGTTGCTCTCACCCCAGGTGTTCTTTTGGCGCTCCCTCCTGGTTCGACGCTCCTCACTCAGGCAGTTGTCCACTCAGTCGTCTTCGTAGTGGTTTGGTCCCTGGTATGGAAGTCGGGCGTTCTCTCCAAGCGTCGTTAGACACTTGAAATGAACTCCCATTTCAAATAATCACAAATCTTCTTCCAAATTTCATCGTGCGCTATAAGTCTATCACGAGATTTCAGCAGGGGAAAATAAACCTTATATTCATCCAGTTCTAGCAGTTCAAAGAACTTATACAGAATATAAGAATACGACAAAAAGTTCGTTCTTTCGTCTGGACAGTAGAGTAAGAACGGAGCTTGTATTTCCTGAAACATTGCACGAATCTTCTCCTCTATTTCTGGAGTAATTGTCGGAGGAGGATTTCCGTTCAAACGAGACAAAATATGTGTTGCGTGTTCGTAATACTTTGAACGATTCAACTTTTTGAGTATCTCTCGCATGTCCTTTTCAGTCATATCAGCGATATTTTGAATCCGTCTTTTCTTTATTTCACATACAACTTCATGCATCACTTCGTCAGGAATAATCGTTGATTCCTTTGCCTGAAATTGATTCAAAATCTCATTCAAATGATTAATCTTTTTATATGCATAGTTATTGCGCTCTTTTGGTGGATCACGAAATGAAGGAAAATCAGACACAACCAGCATATACTCTTCAGAACCACAAATCGGGCATACAAGTATCCCTTCAGAACCGATTTCTTCACGAGACACATTACAGCGTTCGCAGTGTTCCGATATATCTTGAACATTTGTCTCTGTTGTTGTGGCGGTATTGAGTTTCATACGAGACGCATATTGCTCAAATAGCTCTTTCTTTGATACTCCAGTTGAATCAGATGTTGTTGTAGTATTCAAATACTTTAAAAATGTATTTTGATTAATAGAAGGATTAGAAATAACCTGAATTTTTTCTTGTGTTCCATAATATTTTAGCATAATATCTGCGTTTTTGAGATAGTAAGATTCAACAGGAGTTTTATTATCTAATATAGATTGTAATTCCTTTATCTTATTTTGTAGTTTAGAAACTTTTATTATAGACTCAATATCATTCGTAAGTTCAAGACAATCAATTTCTGATTTAATATCATACATTTGCATTTTAATATTTTCTACATCAGACTCTCGTATTTGACTTACTATATTCTGATGAAGTGAATCTAGAGTCCCAGAGACGATATCGGATGATTTTGAACGAGTTGTTGTATCGCGAACCTTCTTTGTTCTAAATATATTATCCATTCTTATTCATTCTGTATTACGCATATGAAAATGTTATACTGTAGTTGCCAGTTGAACCTGTTTTCGAAACGATGGATTTGTTAATGCACAAGGACGCTGTGTTAGAATACTTTTTACGACTTCATTATACTCAAACTTCAATTTCTTACAGGCATACATAAGGCACAAATATCCACTACGATTGATTCCACATTGGCAATGAACATATATCGTTTTGGAACCAACTTCGGATAAGAATCCTTGCATTTTTGACTCAAACAAAGGATACCAATCAAGAATATTACTAGTTAAATCATCTGGTGCTTTGAGACATATATATTTTTTTGGATTTTTCTGACGGAACCATTTGGGACTATCTTCGTCAAAAGCACAGTTTATTACATGTGTTATGTTGTATTTTTCTACAAATTCATCGTCAAGTGCAATTCCCGAACCAAATAGAATACGAGGATGGATGTAAGCAGGTAAATCGTTCTGCCATCCTTTTGACCTACGACGATAGGATGCTATATCATCCATTCTATTTAGTATAAGCTTACCTTCTGAAAAACGGAATCCAAACATAGTAAATATGTCTTTGTATCAAAAATGGAGTATAAGTCTGTTCACAACACCGAGTATCATGTGGCTAGGATTACGAGGAGGAGGAAGGTCATCGCAGAAGCAAGAAATAGCATAGGAACAAGAAGCCGTGGATGTGGATGGGACGATAAAAGTTTACATGCGGAACGTGCAGTTGTGAAGCGTCTTGGTGACATTTCACAACTGAATGGTTGTACGCTGGAAGTCGTTCGTATCAGCAAACACGGTAATATCAAAAACTCAGAACCGTGTCATAATTGTCGGACGTTTCTAACAAAATGTATGAAGGAGTATGGACTTCGTAAAGTTGTCTATTCATCCGATAACGAGGATGAAGATGCAAGGACAGTAATTTCTGTTTAGAATCGAAATTATATAGACAACTCTACATATGATACAATAGAATGACAAGCAACTACATATATAATGTGTTTATTGCGAAGGATAGGATGGTTGCATTACATACGCATGATGTAAATAAGGGATATGCTGTTGTCCCCGAATATGTAGGTATTCGTAGTGGCGCTGGATTAATTCGGTATATTCAAAGTCTTCATCAATACCAACGGAATCAAGAGATTAAATCAGTACCGACAGAAGGGTACCAAGAACATATGAAATCGCAACTGCAATAGCTCCTAGGATAGCAGCGCCCATATAAGAAACCACTCCCCCACTCGTGTATGTATTTGGGATATACTGGAGGAATAGAGCACGAGGAACAGGTAGTGATATAATCATCGCTGCCAGAAAAAACGCTATATAGAACATCATATTTTTGATTGCTCGCTTTATGGTAGAAAAAGTCGCATCATGGCTCACAAGTTTCGTAGCAGGCTGGGAGTTTGATGGCACAGGAGCAATGAATGGGTCACCGCCACCGGTTACCATAGGAGCAAATGTAGTAGACTGGGGGAGCGTCAGATTCTGGACGGGACCGCTACCAAGTAAATCGGCCAAACTTGTCGCACCGTCGGCCATTTATTACTTAGTTGCGGACTTTTCACAAGGACAGTCTTCCGCAACATACGAATAACACTTGCCTCCGTTTGGAACGACACGACCTTCTATCTCCTCCACAGACAAAGCCAGAGTCTTTTCAAGTTCCAAAGGTTTATGAAATAACAAAACTACAATACCCATTCCAACTAAAAAAGATAACACTTTTATACTTCTTGGGTTATGTAATAGCTTTGTGATTTGTATCATCATTTATGTTTTGATGCGACTAAATTCAGAGATGCTGCCTCATTCGAACAAGGGACTTCATGCGTCTTAAACTTTACACACCCTGATTCTGTTTTATAAATATCCTTTGTGTTAGGAGTTGGAACACGCGGGTCCTTGCGAGAGGGAGGCGCAAATACAGATACTAAAAGAAGACCTGTCAGAACCCCCACAAAAATCCAATCAAGTGAGAACATTATTATTTAAGCATAATATAGTTTGCGAATACGGTGATTACTACTAT